TCTGCAGATAGTAAATCTAATGGAGTTAATACTTTTGATAATTATATTTTTGCAAAAAATCATAAATTCAAAAACGAAGATTTGGTTTTATATACAACAACAGATACTATAATTTCTGGACTATCAACTCAAATTAATTACCACGTAACAGTAGTTGATGAAAATAAATTTAAATTATCAGTTGCTGGAATTTCCACAAATATTTCTAGAGAAAATTTTATTAATAAAAAATATGTAAGTTTTAATTCAATTGGTGTAGGAACTCACAAGTTCTCATATCCATCAATTGAAATTAGTGTAGAATCAATTAGTGGAATTACTACAACAATTATAGAACCATTACTAGAACCTATAGTTTTAGGTTCTTTTGATAATATTTTTATAGAAAATAATGGAAGCAACTATGGAACACCTGATATTATCAACTTTCACAGAAAACCACTCATTTCTGTAACCAAACAAATATCACCTGCATTATTAAAACCAATAATTTCTAATGGTTTGATTGTTGATGTTCAAATATTAAATGCAGGAAAAGGATATTCAAATGATATTGATATTGTTGTTACTAGTGAAACTGGAAAATATGCTGAACTATTTCCAATTGTAGTAAATGGGAAAATTACACAAATTTTAGTCATAAATTCTGGGATAAATTACGATGACAAAAATACAAAAGTATCAATAAAGAACAGAGGTTTTGGTGCAAGATTTGAGGGTAATGTATTTGAATGGAAAATAAATCAAGTAGAAAAAAATAAATCAATTATCAATTCTGAAGATGAAGGTATTATTATACCAAGTGAAAATGACGATTTTGGATTACAGTTCATAAATTATTATCCTTCCAAAAAACTAAGAAAAAATTTAAATAATTTTATTAAAGAAGATGGGAAAGAAAATCCTCCATCTGGATCAACCAACCCATATCGAATTATAGGATGGGCGTATGATGGTAATCCTATTTTTGGTCCTTATGGAAAAATAAATGGTACTATCAAAAGAATAAAATCAAGTTATAATATAATGGATAAAAATGAAATAGAGGACTTAATTAATTCAAATTTGAGGCCTGGTAGATCTGATATAAAAAGTAATAGGTTCGATTTTAAATCTGGTTTTTTTGTTGATGATTTTTATTATAAAAAATCAACATCTAACGGAGATTTAGATGAATATAATGGAATGTTTATTGATAATAAAGATTTTCCCAACATAAATTATGGATATTTCTTTACTATTGATGATGAAGGAAACCCACAGTATCCATATTTAATTGGACCAAAGTTTAAAGATACACCAGTAAAAGAAAATCTCGAACCTTCATTTAATCAAGAAATGAATTTAAATGAATTTGATATAGTAAGAAATACTGGCCCATACTTTTTAAATTCTCAATATTCATCATATAGTTTAATTGACAAAATTAATTCAAATTATAAACAAGATTTTATAGTAAAACAAATACAATCCTCTGGTATATCTTCTATAAAAATTTATAATTATGGAAAAGATTATAAATCAGGAGATAATCTTATTTTTGATAATTCTACTTCTGGTGGAAATGGAATATCTGCTGTGATTTCTAGAGTTAAAGGAAAAGATATTTCCAATATTCAAATTGGAGTATCTACTTTTTCTGATGTCACTTTCATCACCAAAGGAACAAGAGTTAAAGGAATTACGGGAGTTCCTCATAATTTAATCACAGGTGATGAAATTTTAGTTACTTCCATTTCTTCTAGTCCATATAATTATATTCAAGGATTTAAAAAAGTATTAGTAAATCAAAAAAGTGTTAATTTAATAAATGATATTCCAAATCAATCAACTACTGGAGTAACAACTTTTATTGATGTGAATGACATTTCTGGGTTTGAAATAGACAATTTGATTAAAATTGATACAGAAACTCTAAAAATTATTGATATTTTATCTTCAGAATCAAAATTACTTGTAAATCGATATGAAAATTATACTGGAATTCATACTGCAGGAATTGCATCTGTTGTATTACTTCCAAACATATTTACATTTAATGCACCACAATATGATGACACAATTATAGAAAATAAAACTACTTATTTCAATCCCAACAATACAATAGGAATAGGAACAAGTGGAACAACTTATAATAAAATTATTGGAATTAAAACTGATTTTGGTATTCCCACTGCCGGAATAACAAATTACATTGGAATCAGTACCACTTTGATACAAATTGGCGATTATATTTCCGGAAATAATATTTCTGTCGGGACAACAATTTTAAGTGTTGGAATTGGAAGTATTGAAATTTCATCAAATCATACTCTTGTTGCAGGTACTTCTGTTTCTATCCAAAGGTCAGTGTATGATAAATTTGTTCCATCTCGTTCAATTTATATACCAAATCACAAATACTACACAGGACAACCATTAACTTATAATGTTGGATTGGAAGGAACTGGACTTATAGTATCAAATACTGAAACTGATTCTACATTTAGATTAAATCAAAATCAAACAGTATATGCAGTCAATTTTGGAAATGATTATTTTGGTTTATCAACTTTAGGATTTACAACAACCACAGGAATTGGAACATCAAATAACTCATTATATTTCTTTTCATCATTAATAAATGTTGGATTATCACATTCATTAACAACACAATATTCAAAAATCACTGGAACTTTTGAAAATTATTCTGTAACTGTTTCTACAGCACAGACGCATGGATTAAAAACAGATGATAAAATTAAATTTAATATATTTCCAAGTTTTTCTAATGTAGTAAAATTGAGATATGATACTACACTCAGGAAAATTACAACAGATTTAATTAATTTTGATTTTGAATCTAGTGTAGATATTCAAACAAGTGAAATTACTATAATTGGAAATAATTTTAAAACTGGAGATAAAGTTGTTTATTATGCGAATCACAATCCTTCTATTGGTGGATTGAATAATAACAATACTTATTATATTTTAAAACAACATCCAGATAAAATAAAGTTATCAAATTATCTTTACGATACAAAAGTTGGAACTTTTATCAGTTTTACTAGTGTTAGTGTATTTACACACAGTATTGCACTCATCAATCCACCAATTAGTTTAACTAAAGGTGACATATTAACTTTTGATTTGAGTGATAGTACAGTTTCTGGTATGAATTTGAGGTTATATAAAGATCCAAATTTTGTCAAAGAAATTGAAAGTTTTAAATATAGTAATAATAAATTAAACACAAAGGAAATAACTGATATTCCAAATGAAATATATTACAATTTAATACCAATTGAAAATACATCTGATGAAATTTATCAGATTTCATACGACAAAGAAGTTATTGGTAATAATAGAATTAAAATTGTTCCTAGTACATTCAATAATGAATATCCAATTATAGGAATTGGAAGTACAGAATTTAAGTTTAATTTAAACACAAAACCAGAAAATACATTATATACATCTTCGAGTGGAATAACTACTATTTTTTATGATACAAATTCTACCAATACATCTGGTTCAATATCAAAAATAAAAGTTAATTTTGGCGGAAAAGGATATAAAAAATTACCAAAAATTTCCTCAATCGAAACTATTTCTGGAAAAAATGCAATTCTCAAAACAGATTCTTCAAAGATAGGAAAAATCAATCAATTAGAAAGAGTTAAAGATGGTTTTGACTATCCATCAGATACTACATTAAGGCCATTTTTAAGTTCCCCAGCAATAGTTGAAATTAAAGATATTTCAAGAATTGATTATATTGGTATAACAACTGGAGGAAAAGGTTATAATACTGCACCAACATTAAAAGTTATTGGAAATAATAAGATAAAATTATCTGCAGAATTGCAAAGTGGAAGTATTGTTACAGTAAAAGTTATTGAAAATACTAATGATTTAATAACACCATTGAGAATTGTACCTACAAATAATTCCAATGGATATGAAATTGATGATATTGTAGCAATAAATGATGGTTCTTCAGTTACATTGGAATTGTTAAATAATACACAATTGTACCCATTAATCACAACAGGATATGGAAAAACAGAAACTGTATTCCCATTTTCTGTTGGTGATGAAATTTTTATAGAAAAATGCAGACAACAAGACAAAACAAAAGATAATTTTAACTCAAAAGATTATGATTATAGATTTTTTACAGTAACTGCAGTAAGTCCAGAAAATTTCTCTGTAACTTTTAGTATGACTGGTGCAAAAAGCACATTAAATCTAAATCAAAATAATGGTGAAGGAAATTATATTAATGATTATGGATATGGAGTTATTATCAATAAAAAAGATATGCCAGAATTTGATATGGTTCTTATTGATGATTTAAGTTATATTTCTGGGGAAAAAGTTACTGGATTTGATAATGTTGGAAATTCAGTATTTTCTGCAACTGTTATGGAAAATGGTTGGGATAATGATATCAATCAATTGCGATTAATTGATACAAAAGGTGAATTGGAAATTGGAAATAAATTAAAAGGTGAAAAATCATTATTGAATGGTACTGTTGCATTTGTTAATAAGTTTAATTTAAAATCAACATTTGGAGTAACAAGAGATAAAATCAATGAATCTATAGATGAGGTTGGTTTTTTAAATAATTATCTTCAAAGAATTTCAGATAATTTTTATTATCAAAAGTTTTCATACTCAATTAAAAGTGAGGTATCATATGATGTTTGGAAAGAACCAATTCGTTCTGTTATTCATCCAGCAGGATTTAAAGAATTTTCTGATTTGGATGTAATTAGTGTTGCCCCTAAAGTTCTAAATTATTCTGGAATTGGAACTGTAATAAAAAATGATTTAAAAGTTGGAGTTGCAAATTCTACATTAGATTTACTTGTAAATATTGATAATTCATCATCATTTTATAATCGAAATAATTTTTCATTAGTTACGGAAGATGAGGAAAGTTTGTTTGAAGATGGATCAATTGAAAGAATAAACATTGGGGCAGATGAGGCAAATGTTGCTGGTGTTGGTGTTATTGGACCTATTTTTGGTGTTGCATTAAAATCATATACTGTAAGCAAAACAAATAAAGTTTTATTAATCGATGATATAAGTAATCAATTTACTGGTTCGAATGAATATATCTCAATTGCATCAACAACTGCAACATTTAATAGTTTTTATCCATATTATATAAATCTTTCCACGAATAATTTAAAAGTTGGTGATTATGTTGGGTTTTCCACTTTACTCATTCCAGATAATACAGTTATTACAGAAATTGGTATTGGAAGTGTAAGATTAAATCTTCCACATAGACTAAATTATGGGACACAAATTTCAGATGTAAAAATTAGAAGAAGACTTCCAGGAAACTCTATTGTTGGTGATAAATCTTTTAGTTTGGCTAGTAATGGAACTCCATTATTTTATCGTGAAATTAATAATTCCAATATTGATATTGATAGTAATATCATAAAACTTCCCAACCATAACTTCCAAACAGGACAAAAGATATTATATTCTCCTAGAATTAATCCAATAGGAGCAGCAAATACATCTGTGGAAGATACGTTTGCTTATGATATAAACAATCATCTTGATGATACTCTCTGGAATTCATTTGATATGAATACAGTTACATTCGACTCAAATTAAAACATAAATAAACAAAAAGGTAGTCTATTAAATAATGGCAAAATTAGGAATATTTACTGGAACATCACCAAATGATTCTTCGGGAGATACCTTATCTCAAGGTGCTGTAAAGATTAATAGTAATTTTAGTGAGATTTATAATGCAATTGGAGATGGAACAAATATAACAAATAGTCTTTCATATATTAATGTTAGTGGTCTTTCTACATTTACTAATGGTCCAGTATTAATTGGTAGTGGTTCTTCTACAGGAACTGCATCACAAAGACTTCAAGTCACTGGTGGTGCTTATGTTTCTGGTTCTGTTGGTATTGGAAGTAGAACTCCAACATCAACACTTGATGTTATTGGAACTGTAAAAGCAACAGCATTTGTTGGTGATGGTTCTCTACTTACTGGAATTGCTGGAGGTTCTGGAGGTTCACAAGGTCTTCAGGGATTACAAGGTTCTCAAGGATCTCAAGGATCTCAAGGATCTCAAGGATTACAAGGAAATCAAGGAAATCAAGGTACTCAGGGAAATCAAGGTACTCAAGGAACTCAAGGTCGTCAAGGAACTCAAGGAGTTCAGGGATCACAAGGAATTCAAGGTACTCAAGGAATTCAAGGATTGCAAGGAATTCAGGGATCACAAGGAATTCAAGGATTGCAAGGAATTCAAGGATTGCAAGGAATTCAAGGTACTCAAGGCATTCAAGGCATTCAAGGAACTTCTGTGGTTCTTTCTAGAAATACAATTACTAGAACAACATCAATTCTAACTTCTGGTGGTTCTGAAAATGTCACTTTTGATGGTTTTAAAAGTTATTTACTTTTAAAAATCCAAACTAGTGATGCATCTTGGATAACATTATATACAGACTCAACATCAAGAACAAGTGATTCGTCCAGAAATGAATTGACAGATCCCCTTCCAGGTTCTGGTGTTATTGCAGAAACAATTACAACTGGTGCAGCAATTCAATTAATAACTCCAGGAACACTTGGATATAATAATGATAATCCTGTTACTACAAACATTTATGCTAAGGTTGTTAACAAGTCAGTATCTTCTACTGCAATTACTGTAACATTAACACTAGTACAAATGGAAAGTTAAAATGGAAAAAGAATATGTAGTAACCTTACATAATTATGATGATTTGGAAAATTTTTACATTGAAATGGAGTCTAAAGGTGGAAATCTTTCAGTTCCAGATAGAGAAGTTGATTGTGCATTAAGAAGACCTATTAGTAGAAATACACATTATTTTTTAACAGAACAAGAAGCAGAAACCCTTAAAAAAGATCTTAGGGTTTTGGATGTTTCGTTACTTCCATCCGAACTTGGATTGATACCTACTCCTCATTGGAATCAAACTGGAAACTTTGAAAAATCTTTTACAATTGATACTAATGATAAAAATTGGGGACTACTTAGATGCACTAAAGGTGTTAATGTAACAGGATGGGGTGACGACCAGGCAACAACACAGGTTACAGATACAATATCAACCACAAGTTCTGGAAAAAATGTTGATGTTGTAATTGTAGATGGACACATCAACCCCAATCACCCAGAATTTGCAGTTAATTCTAATGGTACAGGTGGAACTAGAGTAAATCAATTTAATTGGTTTCAATATAGTTCTACATTAGGATATACTAGTAGTGGAGCATATAGTTATTCAAATGTTGCAACCAATCATGGAACACATGTTGCGGGAACAGTTGCAGGAAATACTCAAGGATGGGCAAGAGATTCAAACATTTATAATATGGAATTTAATTATGTAAATGTAATTTCATCTGGTACACCTTCTGCAGGACAAATTGTAACTTCAGATTGGGCATTATATATTTTTGATTATATTAGGTATTTTCACAAAAATAAAACAGTAAATACTACAACCAATAAAAGAAATCCCACAGTTGTAAATAATAGTTGGGGATATAGTTTTAACAATGTTACTTTAAGTTCTATAACTTCTGTTAGATATAGAGGGACAATAACATCTTTATCGGGAAAAACTGATTCGGAAAAAAGAACAATTTTGGAGTCTAACGGTGTTCCTGTTTCTAGATTCCCTTATACATATTTGTATAGAACTCCAGCAAAATATCCTGCTCTTGATGCAGATATTCAAGATGCAATAAATGATGGTGTTATTGTTGTGGCTAGTGCAGGAAATTCTTATTGGAGAATGGATATTCCTACTGGTATTGATTATAGTAATTATTTTATATCTAATGGATTTAGTTATTATCATTCACAGGGTTCTTCTCCTGGTTCAGCACCAAATGCAATTTGTGTTGGATCTATAGGTGCTGGGGCATCTGAAGCAAAGGCAGATTATAGTAATTGTGGTCCTAGAATAGATATATGGGCTCCAGGTTCCAATATTATCTCTTCAGTATATAATAGTACTGCAGCAAGTGAATTTGGTATTACATTAGTTAATGATCCAAGAAACAGTTCATACAAGTTGGGATCTATATCTGGAACTAGTATGGCAGGTCCTCAGGTTACAGGGATACTTGCTTGTTTGTCTGAACAATACCCAAGAATGAATCAATCTTTTGCATTATCGTATTTAATACAAAACTCAACAAAGGATCAAATTTATATTCCAAGTGACAATAGCAATTATTTAGATATACTCAATGCTCCTAATAGATTTTTATTCTACAAAAAGGAAAGATTGCTAAGTGGCAATACTCATCCAAAAGTAACATTCAATAGTAGAGAATCATCTTCCGTAAAGTACCCAAGAAGAAATACTTTATTTTGAAGAAAGTATTTCTGAGTTTTCTTCTTTTAGACAACTATAAATATTTTAAAATTATTAATATAATTCACGAATTTAGAGTAATACATGCGAATAGTTCCAGGATCAGGTGCAATTTTTCAACCAGTGTTTGAGACAGACTTTTATTCTGTCTCAAACATTTATGTGATTGATGGTGGGTCTGGATATGATCCAAATGATCCACCAAAAATTATTATAGAAAATACTCAAATTCCAGTAGAAGAAGGAGTGTTCTATCCTGTAATTTTTAATGGTTCTATTCAAAGTATAAAGGTAATTAGTGGTGGAATTGGTTATTATCCACTAGATGCAGAAGCAGGAACAAGAACTGGAACAGAAATTGGAATTAATACAACATTTTTAGTTGAACCACAATTTGTTACAAAAGAATATGGTGGTGGAATTATAATGGATGTGAGTGGTGGTATTGGAAGTGCAATATTTGAGAATGGATATAATGTAGCAATTAGTACTACAATTACTGGTATATCATCTTCAATTCCTTATGCATCAAGTAGAATATATGGATTTGGAAATCCAATTCCTGCAAATACAGTATCTGGTATTGGAACAGGTGCAAAATTTGAAGTTTGGATTACTTATGATGGATCAGCAACTGGAAATCCAATTTCAACATCTATTGTTCTAAAAGATGGTGGTAGAGGATATACAATAGGAAACACGGTTTCAATTGCTGGAACTTATCTTGGAGGAGAAAATCCAACTCACACATTATCATTCAATGTGTCTAAAGTTTCAAGTACAAAAATAATATCAGAAGCAAATTCAACCTATACTGGGATTGCTGGTACTACAATAGTTGGTGTTGGTTCCGGTGCATCATTTAACATATTCAGAGATTCTGTTGGAGCAATTAGTTCAATTGAAGTTTCAAATGGTGGAAAATATTATAGCATTGGGAATCAATCTGATGAGTCTTTGACAGATATTATTAGTATTGCTGGAACAAGTATTGGTGGTTCTACACCAGCAGATAATTTATACATTTCACCAATTCTTCTTGGAACTAATATTTTACCAAACATATTATATGTTGATAAATTAAATGATAATGAATTTAGAGTATCTGGATTATCCACTTCTTCTATTTTAGATATCACAAATTATGGTATTGGTTCACAATCTTTAAATTATCCCGAAAAAAATTCAAGTACTTTAATTACAATTGATAATATTATACAATCACCATTATACAGAAGAGGTATTACATTCTATACATCAGAGTCCATTGGTCTTGGAAATACTATTTATTTGAATTCTGGAATTTCTTCATTGACATCTTTAGATGTTTTGATGATTGATTCTGAATTAATGAAAGTTAGATCTGTTGGGATTGGTTCAACTAATAGTGTTATTGTGGATAGAGCATATTATGGATCAGTTGCAACATATCATACTGTTGGTGCAGCAGTTACTATAATGAGAGGTGATTTTAATATAGTCAGAGATAAAATTTATTTTACAGATCCACCATATGGAAAAATAGGTCCAGAAGGAATTTCCACGAGTTCATCATTTCATGGAAGATTCTTTTCACGAAGATTTGATCCAGGCAATACATCAGACAAAAATTTAATTATTGATGATATCTCTAAAGATTTTACTGGTAAAGCAGAAATAGTAGGAATAAAAACTGGAACTTTAAATTCATCAAATAAAAATATAATTAGTGGAATTATTACATCATCTTTAAATTTAGGAGATGTTTTAAATTTAGAATACACAGAAAATCAATATATTACAAGAAATACAGTAATTCAATCTATAGAAAATGAATCAATTACTATTGCTCCAAATCATAATGTAAATACTGGAATTGCCACAACTACATTTAATATCACAAGACTTAATTATGTACTAAAATCAAATGGTGAAAATATATCTGGTTTATATTCTGATACAAATAGCACTTCAGATATAAACAACAATCCATTTATACTATTAAATAATATTTCTCAAATATCAGATACTGATTTTATTATTGATACTACAGGAAATAATACTATCAAATTTACAAGTGGTGTTCCGAATGCAGGAAGAATTGTTAGAGTTGGAATCACGACCGGATATGGTTATCAACCACTCGTAGGTGCCTCTGCAACGGTTTCTGTATCTGTTGCTGGTACAATATCAAATATTTACTTAACTGGTGCTGGAAGTGGTTATAGGATTGCTCCAGTAATTAGTGTTGCTTCTACAATTGGTAGTGGTGCTACAATTACTGCAACAATTGGTTCTGGTGGAACAATTACTTCATTGAATATTATAAATGCAGGTTCTGGATATACAACTTCCGCAATTCCAACAATTAAAATACCAATTCCATCAAATTATAGCAATCTTGGTGTTGCATATACTGGTGGTTCTAGTGGTGCTGGCGAAGGAGCAAAAGTTTCTGTAATTGTTGGTAATGGTTCTAGTATTACTGGATTCACTTTAGAAGACCCTGGATATGGTTATAAAGTTGGTGAAGTATTAAAAGTTGTTGGTATTACTACAAATCCATCAGTCGGAGCAGGATTTAGTGAATTTAGAATGAGAGTAGAAGAAGTATTTACAGACAAATTTAGTGGATTTTATCCAGGTCAATTTGTTAGAATCAACAGTCTTGCTCCATATTTTACTGGTAAAAAACGTAAATTTTTACTAACAGTCACAACCTTTGGCATAACAGATACTTTTTCAATAAAAACAGATGCAAATTCCGATTTAAAAATTGAAAATAACTTTTTTATTTTTATAAATGATATTCTTCAGAAACCACAAGAATCATACAGAATAAATGGTTCTAGAATAGTTTTCAATGAAGCACCAAAAGCAAATTCAAAATGTTTGATTTTATACTATAGAGGATCAAATTTAGACGTAGATGAAATAGATCCACCAAAAACAATTAAAGAAGGTGATTCCATTCAAATTGGGGAAAATATATTGGATCCATATGATAGGGAACAATTTGAACGTGTTGTTAAAAAAATTGTTTCATTTGATTCATTTGATACATTTCCATATGATAGTCTTGGAATTAATACTGATCCAAAAAAAGCAAGACCTCTCAATTGGACCAAACAGACAAGAGATAGAATTATTAACGGTGTATTATATACAAAGGGAAGACCAGATCTAAAATCAAGAAATACACCAACAACAAGAATAATCAAATCGGTATCTGAAAATGATATTAAAATATATGTAAATAATGCTTTTCCTTTATTTGTAGAAGATAGTGGAAGAGGTTTGTTGGAGGAATTTAGAGATATTATTGTATTAGATAATAAAACAGTAGAATCAGCATCTGGAACTGCAAATGTTTCTGTTGCATCGACTATTTCAAATATTATAATTACAAATTCTGGTACTGGATATCAGGTTACAAATCCAACAGTTGCAATTTCTTCGGCACTTATAACAAAAAAAGATCCAATTTATAATTGGAGTCAAACATCTGGAATAACTACAAATTATGAAATAAAATCCGTTGCTTATGGAAATGTTTTTGTTGGTGTTGGAACAAGTGGTCTTTTGGTCAAGAGTGTAGATGGCATTACTTGGTCTAACGATAGTATTGGATATGGAAGTACAATATCATTCAATTCTGTTGCATTTGCAGGAACAAATACTTATGTTACTGTTGGTCAAACTGGAAAAATTATAACTGCAACAGGTATTGGGACTGAATTATCATCTTGGGTTGAGTTAAAATTAACTAATAGAACTATTGATTTTGTTGGTGTTGCAAATGATTTGGTTAGTTTGTATAATGGTGAATTTAAAGATATTGTTTATTCCGCATCAAAAAACACTTTTGTTGCTGTTGGTAAGATTTCAAATTATGATTTTAAATCTCCAATTTTTACTGCAGTCGGAATTGGTACTACAGAATTTTTTGAGAAAAATAAAACAAACACAAAAAATTTAAATTCAATAGCATTTAATAATAGTATTTTTGTTGTAGTTGGTGATAATGGGACAATTTATTATTCATTTGATTTAGAATCTTGGTCTTTTATTGGCGATTTACAAAAACCGACAACACAAAATTTAAATAAAGTCATATGGGATGGATATAGATTTATTTCTGTCGGAAACAATGGAACAATTATAACCTCACAAAATGGAATAAATTGGTCTATACAAAATAATGTAAATGTCACTAATAATTTAGCAAATATAAAATATTATTATAATCTTTACACATTACTTGATACTAATGGAAATTTATATTATTCCTTTGATTTATTAACTTGGGAAAGAAGATCAACAAATCAATCAAATCCAATTAGAGATTTGATTTTTATTCCATCACTAAGTTTTGATGGAAGATATATTGCAGTTGGTTCTGCTGCAACAGTTATGTATGCAGAACCACTTTACAATAGAGCAACTGCAATATCTTCAACAACAAATGGTATTGTAACATCAGCATCAATCATTAACGGTGGATTTGGTTATTTGCAAACAAATCCTCCACCAGTTATTTTCGAAAGCACAAAACCAAATAAAGAAAAAATCTATTCAATAAAAGCAAAAGGTGACTTTGGAACAATAATTGGTATTAATACAATAGGAATTGGTCTATACTCATTGGAATTTGAATTAAAATCAGAAATTTATGATAATTCTAATCTTGGTATTGGTTATTCATCACTTAATACGTTTGGGGTAGAATATAGTCAATTAGAACAAGATGATTATTTTGTAATTTATGATAGTAATGTATCTTCTGGATATGCATTGACTGGAATTACAACAACTACTGGAATTAAAGTTGGAACTTCAACATCATTTATTGATGGTCTTTATAAGGTAGAGAATGTTGTATCAAATCCATTAACAGGAATAGTTACTGTTAGATGTGATTTTGTTTCTGTTCCAAATGGTGTAAATAAAGCAATAAATCTTGGAATTAATACTACTGGATTTTATGGAAGATATACTTGGGGTAAAATATATGATTATCAAAATAGAGCAAGAGAAAATCCAAAAAACTTTAATGTAAATACTAATGATGGAGTAATTGGATTATCTACTGCTGCTGAAGTTTATAGAACTCGTGGTTTAATTTAGTAATAAATAACAAAAAGTATAAGATTAAAATGCCTGCAATTATATCAGATCAATTTAGAATAATGAATGCTGAGACTTTCGTAAAAAGTCTTGTTGGGATTGGAACATCATCAAAAAATACATACTATACTTTTATAGGACAACCAAATGCTTTAAATTCTCAAGCAAATGGTTCAGCATCTTGGGGTGATGGATTACCACCACTTGATGGATTTAAAGATGAAATGGAAATAAAAGAAACCATCATTTCCATGAAACTAGTCAATGCAGGTGATGTGAGAAGAATGGTGAGAAAAAAAACTTGGCAAAGTGGAACGACTTATGAGATGTATAGACATGATTATTCAATTTACAATTTATCTCCAATTACAAATTCATCATCATTATATGATGCAAATTATTATGTAATCAATGAAAATTTAAAAGTTTATATTTGTTTACAAAATGGAACAGATCCAGAAAATTTAAGGGGAAGACCATCAGTAGAAGAACCAGATTTTGTAGATTTAGAACCAAGACCAGCAGGAACAAGTGGAGATGGATATATTTGGAAATATCTATATACAATCAAACCATCAGAAATTGTAAAATTTGATTCTATTGAATTTATTCCTGTTCCAGAGAATTGGGGAACTGTTGGTGAAAGTATTTCAATTAAAAATAATGCTATTGATGGAAAAATTGAAATTTTAACTATACGTGATAGAGGTTCAGGATATGCTCCATTCTCAAAAACATTTACAAATATTCCAATTCTTGGTGATGGTACTGGAGGAAAAGCAACTATTATAGTTGATTCTTTTGGAAAAATTTCAGATGCATATGTAACTGATGGTGGGACTGGATACACCAAAGGAATTATTCAATTTGAACCAGGAGCACCAGGAATTCCAAATGAATTAACAAATTCTGGTAGAATTGCCAATTTTAATGTAATTATTCCACCAAAAGGAGGGCATGGATATGATATTTACAGGGAACTTGGAGCATATAGAGTTTTAGTTTATTCTCGTTATAATACTGATGAAACAAATCCTGATACAATTATAGGAAATGACTTTGCTAGAATTGGAATTATCAAAAATCCAACAAAAACAACAAGTAATGTTGAAATATTGGCTGAATCGGAAGTAAGTGCATTAAAAGCATTGAAATTGACTGGTGTTGCTACAACTTTAACAACTTATGCAGTTGATTCAGTAATAACTCAAGCAATTAGTACTGGAACAATTGCAATCGGATTTGTTGCTTCTTGGAATAATGTAACAGGTGTTTTAAAATATTATCAACCAGTTGGATTAGCAACAGTTGGTGTTGGATATAAAATTAATGATTTTAGTTCTACTGGTTCATCTTTAGTGATAAATGGTGCTGCTTCTGGAGCAGCATTACGCATTGATACTTCATTTAATAGCAATAATGTAGTAATAAATAATAGAACATATCAACTGGGAAGCAACTTTGTTGCTGGTATTGCATCTGCAGAATATAATAAAAAGTCTGGTGAAATCATTTATATTGATAACAGACCACCAATACCAAGATCAGCAAGTCAAAAAGAAGATATCAAAATTGTTTTGGAGTTCTAAAGAAAAATGCCACAAAATACAAATTTAAACGTATCTCCATACTTTGATGATTTTGATGAAAAGAAAGATTATCAAAGAGTTTTATTTAAACCAGGCACTCCAATACAGGCTAGAGAATTAACATCTCTTCAATCAATTTTACAAAATCAAGTTGAAAAGTTTGGCAAACACTTCTTTAAAGAAGGTTCTATGGTCATACCAGGTCAAATTGGGTATGACTCTGAATATAGTTATGTGCAAATTGATGATACGCATTTGGGAATTCCAGTATCAGCATATATTAATAAATTTGTAGGCAAAAGTATAAGAGGTGAATCGAGTGGTGTTACTGCAGTAGTAGAAAATTATATTACAAATACAGAATCAGAAAAAAGTAACTATACATTATATGTAAAATATAAAAGTTCTAGTGATACAAATTTTATAGATAAAACTTTTGTTGATGGTGAAAATTTAATTTCATTAGAAGATGTTGATTATACATTATCATCAATTAGATTAAATACATCCTTTGCAACTTCCATTATTTCTGGGTCTGTTGGTAAAGGATCTGCCGCAAAAATAGAAGAAGGTATATATTTTATTCGTGGATTTTTTATTACTGTTCCAAAACAAGTAGCAATTTTAGATCAATATTCAAATACTCCAACATATCGTGTTGGTCTTTTTATCGATGAGGAAATTGCAGTAGCATCAAATAATTATAATGACTTGTTTGATAATGCTCAAGGATATACAAACTATGCTGCTCCAGGTGCAGATAGATTAAAAATCTCTACAACTTTAATTAAAAAAGAAATTGACGATTTTAATGATCAAGATTTTGTAGAGTTGTTACGAGTAGAAAATGGTGGATTAATTAAATTTGTAGATAAAACTGATTACAATTTAATTAGAGATGAATTGGCTAGAAGAACCTATGATGAATCTGGCGATTATTATACAAGACCTTTTGATATTAATGTAAAGGAATCATTAAATGATAGAATTGGAAATAATGGAGTTTATTATTCGAGCCAAAAAACTAGACAAGGAAATACCCCATCAAAAGATCTTGCTTGCATTTCCGTAAGTCCAGGAAAAGCTTATGTTCGTGGGTATGAAATCGAAACAATTAGTAATACTATTGTAGATATAGAAAAACCAAGAACAACAGAAAAAGCAGAAAATACATCAATTCCATTTAATGTCGGAAGGCAGATTCTATTAAATAATGTTTATGGTTCTGTTAGTGTCGATTTAACAACACAAGTAAGTCTTTATGATACTAGAACAGCATCACCAGGATCTTCGTCTGGAACAAAAATTGGAGTTGCTAGACTTTATGACTTAAAATTAAAAAATGCAGCATATTTAAATGCTTCAACTCAATTTGAAAGTTCTTTATATGATATTCAAACATACACAGTATTAACAGTTAATACTGCATTATCCCAGAATTCACCTGCATACATACAAGGAAAAAATAGTGGTGCTAAAGGATATTTGGTTAGTAATGCATCATCTACTACTTTGACTTTATATCAGGTTTCTGGTTCATTTATAGTAAATGAGCAAATTAAAATTAATGGTTTAGATGTTTCTCGCACAATCACATCAGTAAAAGACTATTCATTATCTGATGTTCATCAAATATATTCTTCTGGATTTACTGCCGATCCAATTTTATCAAAAACCCTATCAGTCGCACAACCAGGAACTCAATTTACTATTACGTCCGGTGGTAGTGGAATTTCTACAGTAACAACTTCAAATCAAAACTTTTATATTGGAATTAATGTAGGTGACATCGTATCATACACAAAACAAGGAGATAGTGTACCAACGTATAATAAAGTTTCTGTTGTTAGTGGATCTTCAAAGTCTTTGACTATTGTAGCAACAACTTCTGTTTCTGGTGTTTGCTCTGGTTCTCTTCCAGATTCAACAATTACTGTAAATGACTTCAAAGTAGTATCTTTGGATGTTTTAAATACAAAAAATGCATTTTTATATGCACGTTTGAATAACTCAAAAGTTTCAAATTTGGATTTAACTGGTTCTGATATTATATTAAGAAAATGTTATACTATTACTGCTGGTGAATTTAGTGATGGATCTTGGAGTTCTACACTAGAAACAGACACATCATTAACATTTGAACCATTTGATGAAGAAGATTATAATTTAACTTTTGCTGATGGAACTATAGCATTATTAGATGATCAAAAATTAGTTCCAAGTGGAAGAACTATATCTATTCAAAATATTGCTGCAAATTCAGGTGCAGCAATATTGACTGCTACTCTTAAGAAAATAAATACAAAAACTCGCAAAAAGATATACAATAGATGCTCAAGTCTGACAATCAATAAAACTTCTTCCGGTATTTCCACAAATACAAGTGGATTAAATGTTAGTGATGTTTATGGTTTAAGAGTTGAAGATGATGAAATTTCGTTAAATATTCCAGATGTGGAATCAATTATTGGAATTTTTGAATCAGCATCATCATCATCATCTCCAACATTACCTTCTATAACATTAATTGATTTAAATTCAAATATTTTAAATTCAATTAAAGGTGAAAAAATAGTTGGGAAAGATACTGGAGCAGTTGCAAGTTTAGTATCAAATGATGGAACAAATGAAGTAAAATTTGTTTATTTGAATGAAAATAGTTTTTCTGTTGGTGAAACTGTTACTTTTGATGAATCTCAAATTTCTGCAATGGTAGATTCCGTTCAAGTTGGTGATAAAAATATTAAATCTAACTTTATTTTGGATGAAGGCCAAAGATCAGAATATCTTGATTTTTCAAGAATTATTAGAAAACCACAAATTGCTGCGCCAACAAAACAAATTACAATTATTTACAATAATTATACAATAGATTCATCTGATAATGGTGATTTTGTTGGAGTAAATTCCTACGATAAAGATAGATATGGAGATGACATATCATTCGTTGATGGAATATCTCTAAGTGATGTTATTGATTTGAGACCAAGAGTTGCTTCATATTCTGGCACAAAATCACCATTTGAGTATGAATCTAGATTATTTACTGGGCAAAATTCATCTAGAAATATTTTTGCACAACAAAAATCATTAAACTTATCTTATGATTATTATCTACCAAGAATTGATAGGTTGTTTTTAACAAAAGAAGGATCATTTATTATAAACAAAGGTGTTCCATCACTTCAACCAAAACTTCCAAATAATTTAGATTCTTGTTTAGAAATAGCAACAATTGTTTTACCTGCATATTTAAATAGACCGGAAGATGTAACAACATCTTTAGTGCAACACAAAAGATATACTATGAAAGATATATCTAGATTGGAAAATAGACTTTCAAATGTTGAGTATTACACTTCATTATCTTTATTGGAAACAGATACACAAAATTTAACAATAAGAGACACAACAACAAAATTAGATAGATTTAAATGTGGTTTTTTTGTAGATAATTTCAAATCATATAATGGGGGCGAAATAACAAATCGTGATTATAAATCAAGTATTGATGTTGCAAATGGAATATTGAGACCAACTCATTATACAACTTCTATAGATTTACTTTTGGGTTC